TCTTGCCTTCGGCTTGCGTCATCTCGCACGGTGACTGAGGCGGCAGCGGCTTGCGCTGATTCATGCCAGTCACCTTCTCGTAGTCCTCGAAGCATTCAGCCGAGTGCAGGTTGGGGTTGGTGCTGCCGCAGTTGCGTCCGGCGCATGGTTGTATTTCAGGCTGCGCCAGCCTCTCGCGCAGGGCTGACGCAGCATCTGCGGTGTAGCCTTTGACCATGTGCGGGTACTGCTTGGCGTGAAGGTCCAGCGCCTCCAGCGCCTGCTGCATCAGTTCTCTGTCGGTCATGTGTTTTTCTCCTTGTTCGGCCACTCGGCCCAGTACATCGGTGTGCCTACAGCGTCTTCTATACCGCCAACGGTGACCACAAAGTCACGGGCGGTTAGTTGAATGCGCTCTGGCTGCGCCAGCCTCTCGCGCAGGGCTTCTTCAGCGTCACAGGCACGCTGATCGACGCCGCCGTATCTCTCCAGCGCCTCGAGCGCCTGCTGCATCAGTTCGCGGTCAGTCATGATGGTTTCCTCTCTCCACGTTCAAACTTCTCACGCTGGTCTGCGCTGTTATGGATGGCAGTGAAATCCGCATCGTCAATCGTTGGTTTACACCAGCAGGTTGGCATCAGCTCGTGTTCGTATGTGTCATTGACCGGCACGATGTGCTGCACAAAGTTGCCCGCATCGGATATGAATCCGATAAGCTTCCAGCTCATTGCTTCCTCCGTGCAGTGATCCAATCTGGCTCTTTAACCACCTCTGGCGGTGGAGCTTGCCGCTGCTCGCTTGGTGGCACCCAGCCATACTTGCGCCACAGCGCCTGTACGTCTGAGCCGCTTGTCCATTTGAAGTCAGGATGCCCAACAGGAATCCACGGGTCAGACCGTCGTGCGTTCATCGTGCGACTCCAAAGATTTTGTGCAGCTCGTCGTACAAGGCGCGTGCTTGCTTGATCGGCAGCGTGTTGAGGATGTGCTCGACCTCGTTGGTGATGACCGCAGGAGTAGGCACGGGTGCAGGCACGGGAGGGGGTGCGGAGTCAGAAGACACTGGTCGTTTGGTCATGGTTACTTTCTTTACTTTCTTGCTGTGCTTAGCTTGCTTGTGTGATTGCGGGATAGGGGTGTACTCTGGCTGCGTAACCCTAAGCACTCCCGATGTATCAGTCACCATCATCCCAGCCCGAAGCATTTGCCCAATCAACGCAGTGACCGAGTTGTCCTTGAACCCCCTGGCTACCAATGCCTTGGTCGCCTCTATGCGGGTGGTGGGGTTGGCCTTGATGTAATCAAACGTGACGCGGCTCACGTTGTTGGTGACGGAAAAGAACCTGCGTCCATCGGGCTTGGCCTCCTCCATCTGTTTGTGCGCGGCGTCATCCTCTGCCCACTTGCGGGCCAAGGCTTCTCTTAAAGCTTCTTGTAGACTCATTTGCTTCTCCAAAAATAAAAGGGGAACACGAAGATTAGCATAAGCCCTAGGGCTTATGCAAGGGGTTAAATATCCACAACGAAACCAGAGGTGTCGCGCTTGGCTTTGCCCTTGGCATACAGCGCAACGACCACACCGGGCGGGTCTTCATGGCGCAGGTCTGAGTCATCGCCGTCGACACAGGTGGTGCCCAAGAATGTAGAAGGGATGTCCTCCCTGCGCCTGAACACAACGGCTACACGATACCCGTCACGGGCAGCACGCTGCACATAGGGCTGGAACGCAGGCACACCGGAGTACGAGAACGTCAGGTCATAGTTGGGTATGTGGTCGACGTTGCGGTTGGCCATTTTGGTGTAGTCGTAGAACTGCAGGTCGGGGAACATGGCGAAGATGTTCTCGTAGTACACACCCTCATACTCAAACGCTACGCTTTCCCAGCGTATATCGGAAGTCCCATTCAAGCGGCACACAGGGATGAGCCCGAGCTTGCGAGCCTTGCGGATGAGCAGGCGGATAGATGGAACCAACTCAGCGAAGAACGCGTCACGATCCTCGTAGAACAGCTTGGTCTTGCGTATGCGTGCAGCTTGAACGCTGTTGAATGCGCCCCGGCCTGCGCTGTTGAGGCATGGCCCGTGGCACTCGGCGATGTGCGCCATAGCGCACACTTGGTAGCCCGACAGATCGTAGGGCGCAAGATACAGGACACCCGTGAGGTATCCATACTGTTGACCCTTGATGGTCTTGGCGTTGGTGTCGATACTTAGCATCATGGCCTCCAAAATAAAACGTCCAACATCAGCACGACGACTGCGATCAGCAGCACCACGCGCTCCACTATCTCAGCTCTGTTTAGCATTGAAGTACTCCTCTGCTTTGCGGTCTTGCTCACGGTCGTACTCGTCCTCGGCAAGGTCACGCAAGTGATCCTCTGCCTCCTCCCATGTCATGTCGTGGCGCTCCATCAGTTTGTATCTCAGTTGTTGCTCGGTCATTGCTGCATCTCCTTGATGTTGTCCTTGATCCATGTCACTAACAGATGTGCGTCGAGGGCTGCTGCCTCAACATCCTCAAAGTACTCGGCGCTGTACTGCATTTGGTCGTCGTCCATGTACCGCCGCAAGTCCTCAGCCACCGCCATAGTCAGGTGATGCAGTTGACGCAGCGCGTCATTGATGTTGTCCGGTCGTTTCATGTATTTACTCCTCGTCTTCGTAGATACCGCAGCATTCCCAATCGGCGTACTTCATCCCGTACGAACCGTCGGACTCCAGTTCTTTCCAAGCCAACTGCTCTGCTTCCTCTGGACTGTTTGCCTCAATACGCATGTTCTCGTATGAGACCCTCTTCAACTCAACTGTATAAATCATCTTGCTTCTCCTAAAGATGGGGGCCGAAGCCCCCGGTTACACAACTAATTAGTCCACGCTGACGGTGAACGACATGTCGCGGATGGTGTCCTTGATCTTGTCCTCAAGGTCGTAGCTGCGGATCGCCTCTTCGATCTTGTCGTCGAAGTCATAGTCATAGATGGCATCGTTGATCCTGTCGTCGAGGTTGTTGGACACGTTGTCGTAGTCGTCGTGGTCGTAGCTGGTGGTGTGGTCTTCCATTGCGCTCTGCACCACCTCCTCTGCGATCTCTGTGGCGATATCGCGCAGGGCCTCAACGTGCTTGGTCAGCGCCTCGGCTACCTTCTTCTCGATGTGCTCGTCGAGCAGCTTCATCAGGCTTTGCAGCAGGTCAGAGGGTTGGGGGGTGGTAAGGGTGAAGGTGTTGGTTGCTTCGTTCATTTGGTTCTCCTGTGTGGTTGCTTCGATGGTGGCGGGGGTGTTAACTACTTCGATCATGATTTACTTCCTTGGGTTTGCTTGAATAGCCGGTGAACCGCACCGGCAACGGTTGGGGGAGAAACCTCCCCGATCTTCTGGGGATGGGTTAAAATTGTACTTTGTTAATTGTGGAGTTCCTCATGTATAAAGTTGGTGATGTGCGTGCAGACGGCATGATCTTTCGCGGATACCGCAAGGGTGCCAAAGGGTTGCTTGAGCACTGGGTTTCTGCTGAGTCGTACAAGCGCAGACGCAAGAAGATCAACGAGCTTCGTCGGCAAAACCAAAACCGTGTACTCAGTACCGCCGAGGGGCGCGCTGCATACAACGAACAGATGGCTGCATATATGCGGGAAGCACGGCGTGCTCGTCCTGAAGTCCACATGCTGGCGCGGATCAGAGCTAGGGCAAAAGCTAAAGGTTTGGCGTTCAATCTCACGGCTGAAGACATCACAATCCCAAAGCGCTGCCCCATCCTTGGCATACCCTTGGTTGTTGGTGACGGAACTGCTAACGACAACTCGCCTGAGCTTGATCGTATTAACAACCGTAAGGGGTATGTGCTGGGCAATGTGCATGTCATCTCTCGACGGGCGAACCGGATAAAGAACGACGCAACCCTTGCCGAGTTGGAAAAGATTGCGTCGTACCTGCGGTCGCTCAAATGAGTGCCGTCACCAACTCCACAGCTTTATGTTTCATTGCTGCCCCGTTACCCCACAAGGCTGCAGCTTGACGGTTCTCGTCGGTGCGTGCCCGGACATGATGATCAAAGTGCTCCGTCACAGCGTTGAGCCAGCCCCATGCGGTCTCGTGTGCCGTCTCGAAGTTGCTGCCCTTGGCCTCGCCGTTGAATAGCGCCATGATCTTGCCGAACGCAGCAGACTCGCGGGCCACTTCTTCGCTGGCTTTCGCCAGCAGTTTCACCGTCATTGCTTCCGCAATGTCCTGCTCCATCTTCACCCTTGCCAAGTCACGGGCCATCGTCATGAACGATTGGAACTCCTCGTTGGCTGCCTCGACTGCGTCGCGTGCGTCGTCTGGGTTAAAGACTGAGCGGTGCGATACCTTGAAGGCGGACTTGCCCTTGAGCGCTATGCTCAGCGTGTTGTTACACACCGTGCGCACCGTAGTCCAGCGGCATTCCGTGGCAAGGGAACCGTCAGCAGATGTAGAGAGCAGCGCGTAGGGCACGACCTTGTCACGCCCACCGTCGACAGACACAGCGTCGGCAAGCTTAGCGGTTGCGAAGTACCGCTTGCCACCGAAGAGTACGCCAGCCGACTCGATGGTCACGCCACCCTTGTCGGCCCACTCACGGAAGAACTCAAGCACCTCGGCGGGTTGCACCACCTTGTAAGAGTCAGAGACCACACCCAGCGGGGCGAAGGTGTCGTTGCGGAACAGCACGACCTTGTCGTCCACAGTCTGGAGGTTGCCGACGTAGTCGGTGGGGGAGAGGGGCTGAGTAGCGAAGCGGATGCGACCACGCTTGATAGCGTAGTCCATGCCTGCTTGCTTCTGCCACTCCTCGACAGTTGCCCCGATGGGCATGAGCTGCCCGAGGCCATGCCACTCACGCTGGGTGGATGCGTACTGAGCGATACCGTTCTTGAATGCGATTTGATGAGCCATGATTTACTTCCTTGATTACTTGAACAAACACACTGGGACTGAAGCGCAGTCCCCACGCTTGGGGGAGAAGTCTCCCCCGGATACTTAGTCGCACACGATGATGCGTTCTTCTTTGGTGATCACCTCCTCGTGGGTCTTGGTGATGATCCTGCATGTGGCGCTGTCTTGCTTGACGTACGCGCTGAGCTTGATGCACAACTCAAACGTGGTCGGCACTACATCCTCCTTGGCCAGCTTCTTGTACGCGATGCTACGCTCGTCGTGATCCCATGTGCACTTGCGTGTGAATGTGAAATCACGGTTGGGCATGTTGTACGTGTAGTCAGTCGTGTTGGCCTGCCAGTCAGCGAACTTCTCCAGTATGCTCAACAGCTTGGCATCCTTGAACGATGGTAGATCAAAGATGTTGCAGTAGATGATCACCGAGTTGCCGCTGTATGCCAGCATCAGGTTAGCTTTGGCACGCAGTGCTGGGGGCAGCAGGTTAAACGTGCGAGCCACCACCGGCTGCTTGAGCAGCGTCGGCCTGATCTGGCGTATGGCGTTCTCGATGTGGTAGCTCTTGGCTGCGTCGCGTGCTTTGGTTTTGAATGCGTCTTTCATTTGCTTACTCCTTGGTTTAGTTACGGATTTGGAACACACTTGAGCCGGTGTTCGTTACGGCCATGCCTTCTCTCAGCATCCATTCAAACGTCTGGCGTAGCCAAGCGTTGCCAATCTCGTCGAGCGTGTTGTACTCCTCAACCGTCGGTCGGTCGCGGGTAGCTGCGGTGTTGCAGTCAGAGCGAACCCAGTCGCCCGTGTCGTGATATACAAACTTCATTTGCTTTCTCCTTCTATGTTCTTACCGTTTGACCCTTGGTTTTTTCTCAACCTCGGCCAGCACGAAGCTGCCCTCAACCTGCGTCGAGGCGCGAGTCGGTGTCGATCACCTCGTGGGAAAACTCCCAGCGCTGGCCATCGTCGTCTTTGAATGCAGACACAGCGTCGTCAAGCCACCTGTCTAGCAGCGCGTGCTCTGCGTCGTCCAGCCCAGACGCGTCACCGTTGACGAGGTAAGGCAGCGCCCATGCGCCTATCGTGTACTCGATTTCCATCATTTGCTTTCTCCTTGCTTGAATAGCCGGGTACCGCCCGGCGTCGGTGGGGGAGGTTTCTCCCCCGTTACTCTTTCAACTCCAATGTCCACAGCACAGGCTTGCGGTTGGATGTGGAGGACAGGATCGCTTGAGCGTGCAGGTTGGCAAGCTCCGTCTGCTCGTCGCGGGTCAGCAACATGCCCCAAGTGTCGGGAAGAGGCGCGGTCTCGCCCAGCTTGGCGTCGAGCCTGTCCATCGCTGCAGAGACGAGGACTTTCTTCGACTCGTAAAACTGGCGCAGCTCGTCCGTCTTGAACTGATACTCGTGGTATACCCCTTCGGGTGTGGCAAAAGTACGCTTCACGTTACTGTATGCCGCCCGGATACGAGCGGCATGTACTTTCAACTCACCCATCAATTTAGCGTAGGTATCGTGACGCTTTGCTTCGGCGGGGTTGACCCTGCGTGCCAGATCAGACAGCTTGTCCTTACCACTGCGCCTGCGTGTCTTGCGTGCACCCTGCTGCTGCTTGGCCTTGCGACACTCCTTGCACAGATGCCCCACGACCTTGATCGTCGTGTCCTCCTTCCACCCATACGTGCGAGCCTTGGCTGGCGTGGGCGTCGTCATGAACCCATCGATGGCCTTGATCTCCTGACACCTGCGGCACCACTTCATGTCAGGCGGTACACCCTCCGGTGCCTTGGGCCTAGGCAATGTGGCCGGGTCTTTCATGTACCAACCATGCTCCTGCGCAGCAGCAACGAGCATGGACTTGAGCTTCTTCGTGGATATGTACTGCGGCTCATGCATGTGGTCGATGGCCTCCAATGCCTGTAACACGGCAATGTATGTAGCCTTGCGTGGCTCAGTCCCACGCTGTTTGAGGGCGTGGCTGCACATGTCGATGGCCCAGTGGAAGGGTAGTCGGTCTTTCTCCTCCCAGTTGAACGTGCGTTTTTCAGGGTATGTTGGCTGCATTTTGTGCTCCGAGTGGTTGAAAACGTGCAGTGTAACACGGCAATAATTCGCAGGATAGCGTGTTGCGTCCAAAAAGTCCGGCATACCTGCGGGCTAGCGATTGGGCTGGAACCCGCATGAATACAGGGCTTGCGGTATGGGTCAACAATCAATAGTTGTGCTGATGGAAATACTATATAGCGCCGGCTTATTTTTAAACGAGGGGTTAGTTAAATAAAGGGGTTAGCTCACCCCCTAATAAAAACACAAGCTCCTATATATAAGTATATCTATTAGATAGATTAGTAGTTATTGAGTGGGGCCGGAACGCTAGCATTCATGCGGGTTAGCGGGCGATTGCTAGCCCGCAGGTCTGTTGGACTATTGTCTGATGCCATTTTTTTGGTTCATTAGTGAAACGGGGGAGGTTTCTCCCCCATCCTGAGTCAGAACAGCTTCGCTTGCGTGGGCTGCATCATGCTGGCGAGCCAGCGTTCAAAGCCGCGCTCAGAGGCGAACACAGTCCCGGTCTGGTGCTTCTGCCAGACGTACCACATTTGGTATTGAGGGCGCTGTCGTCCCATTGGGTAGATGGTTTGTGTGTGGTACTCGCGGCCATGAATGTTGAACGTGCCGGTGCTGATGACTTCTTGACGCATGATGATCTCCTTATTTGCTGTAGATGTTGAGCCACGTCAGGGCTTCCCTGCGGGTGCTGCATTCGCGGACGATCTGGTCGCCGACTTTCACGATCCACTCAATGCGCGGCGTGGTTCGGTGGTTGTAGGACTCTTTGCGGTAGAGCGCAGCGCGTCCTTGCGTGAGGTTGAGTTGAAGCACTTTTTTCTCCTTGGGTTTGACAAGAAACAGAACAGCGGCCCGCCCTCTCGGACAAAGCCGCTGCGAAAAATGTGGGGGAGAAAGTCTCCCCGAGATTACAGCGCAGCGCGAACCTTGCGCTTCTGTGCTGCGTCCATCTGTGCGATCAAAGCCAGCGCCTGAGCCACGATGTCAGCCTTGCCCGAGCTGGGCTTCTTGACGGGTCGCACGATGTGGTAGGTGAACTTGGCGCGGGCCCGGTCGTAAAGCTGCTGCGCTTCGGTTGTCCGGTCTGTGCGTGATTGCGCCATGATCTTCTTAGCCTTGGCCTCGGGCACTTTGGCCCCGATCATGAAGTGCAGGATGAACTCATCGCGCCGTGCCGTGCGCGTTGCCGCGTCTGCCTTGAGGTACTCACGATGCCACACAAGTGACACCGATAACGTAAGCTGATCGTGTGCACCAAGATCGTGAGCAAAGGCTGCGTATGTGAGGGTAACGTCTTTCATGTTGCTTCTCCTATGTGTGGGGGAGGTTTCTCCCCGGTTGCCGATATCGACTGGGGCCAATCCCCAACCGATGCCTCTATTTTAGCACAGAGGCACTTTATAAGCCCTAGCGGTAGGGGTTATGGGCTATCCTGCTGACCCCACCGTACCCCCACCCCCCCTAAATTGACGGCGGCATGACGACATGACATGAACACTGTTTTGCACCCACTCCCACCACATCTGTAATACCTCCTTACTACTTCTCACCCTCCCCACAAATTTCTATAAAAATTCTGCATAACCCTTGTCTAATCTTAGACACGCCCAAATAAAAAAAGCCCCCCGGCGCGTGCCGAGGGGCTAAATGGGTCTTTGCAACCCAAGGAGAAGCAGATGACTTGCGACAACTGCCAAAACAAGTGTATATTACGAAGCATCGGTAAGCAAGGGCTCACGCCTAAACCCGCACATGCTTGAACACCTGATCAGTGACGATCTAGACCCGACCATATTTGATGGTCCCCCCACCGGCTTTACTGCTTTGGATAAAGCCACGCCCGAGCAACTCATCGACGCACAGGCCGAGACCACGCAGTGGTTAAATGAGTTAGGGCTCACTGACTCAAAGGTGGACGATCAGGCAGCAGCGGCCACAGCCCGCAATGCTTTTGCGGCATTGACCAACGGCACTACCCCGGCCAACATCCAAACCGCGCTAACCTCCATGAAGACGCCCGTTGCTGTGCAGCGGCTGGTGGGTATGCTCACGGCGTATGACTGGGAATTTGTACAGCAAGCAAAGGAGCTTCGTGGGTACACGGTGGCAAAGCTGCTGGAAGAGACAGAAAACCCCAACGCCAACATACGTCTTAAAGCTCTTGGGCTTTTGGGTAAAGTGACAGAGGTGGGGCTGTTCACGGAAAAGATTGAGGTCAAGAAAACAGACCTGACAGAAGACGAGATTGATAAAAAGCTCAAGGAGAAGCTGGCCAAGTTCATGGGTGTGACCGACGCCAGTTACACCGACGTGGAAGAAAAGCCACAGACAGATGACGACGAACCCACCACTGACGCCTGAGCAGGCCAAGGCGCTGCTCATGAATATGAGCAAGCTCTCCCTTGAGGAGAAGCTTGAGGCGTTGGAGTTGCTCAACAAGTCAGAGGAGCACAAGAAGCGTACGCTGGCGCGAACCGACATGATTGAGTTTGCAAAGTCGGTGTATCCGGGCTTTAAGGTGGGGCCCCACCACAGGAAGCTGGCAAAAATATTTGGGCAAGTTATTCGGGGTGAAAAGAAGCGCGTGATCATCAACATCGCGCCGCGTATGGGCAAGTCTGAGTTTTCATCCTACTTGTTTCCTGCGTTTTTTCTTGGCAACTTCCCGGAAAAGAAAATCATCATGGGCACGCACACGGCAGGTCTGTCCGAGGACTTTGGACGCCGGGTCAGGAACTTGATCGACAGCGATGACTATAAAGAGCTGTTTGCGCAGACCAAGATTGCCGACGACCAGAAAGCTGCGGGTAAATGGTCGACAAGCGCGGGCGGGCAATACTACGCCGCAGGCGTTGGGGGCGCTTTGGCAGGACGGGGTGCTGATTTGTTTGTGATTGACGACCCCCACTCAGAGCAGGATGTAAAGGCAAACTCCCGGCTGGCGTTCGACACTGCGTGGTCGTGGTTTCAAACCGGCCCTCTGCAGCGCCTGATGCCCAATGGTGCGATATTGATCATCATGACCCGGTGGGGAAAGCTGGATTTGACCGGGCGTTTGCTTGATTACCAGACAAAAAACCCAGAGTCTGACCCGTGGGAGGTTGTAGAGCTTCCAGCTATTCTCCACGAAGATACAGAGAACGAGAAATCCCTCTGGCCAGAGCAGTGGCCGCTGGAGACGCTCAAGCAGAAGAAAGCCGCGCTGGACCCGCAGTATTGGAACGCCCAGTACATGCAAAACCCGGTCTCAAATAATGCCGCTATTATTAGCCGCAAGCTCTGGCGCATATGGGAGCCGGACGAGCCGCCTCGGTGTGACTACATAATTCAAAGCTGGGATACAGCCTTTGAGGCTAAAACCAGCGCGGACTACAGTGCGTGCACCACATGGGGCGTGTTCTATAACGAGGAAGAAGGCGACAAGGCGCAGGTGATTCTTTTGGATGCGTTTAAAGACAGAATGGCGTTTCCCGAGCTTAAAGCCGTGGCACTCAAGCACTACAAAGAGTGGGAGCCTGACGCGTTCATTATTGAGAAAAAAGCTGCCGGGGCACCGCTGATTCAAGAGTTGCGCAAGATGGGTATACCTGCGCAGGAGACAAACCCAAGCCGAGGCAACGACAAGATTTCTCGGGTCAACGCCATAGCGGACTTATTTGCTTCGGGCATGGTGTGGGCCCCGGACACCCGCTGGGCGCGGGAGGTCATTGAGGAGGTTGCATCGTTTCCTAACGGAGACAATGACGATTACGTAGACACTACCTCACAGGCACTGCTACGATTTAGGCAAGGCGGCTTTATCGCGCTCGACAGCGACGAGAGAGACGAGCCTCGGTTTTTTAAACGCCGGGCGCGGGCGTATTACTAAGGACACAAAATGGCCACAAACATCGACAAGGCGCTTTATAGCGCCCCCACCGGCATCGAGGAGCTTGCACAAAACGAGGAGCCCATCGAGATTGAGATCATTGACCCGGAGGAGGTCAACATCAACGCGGGGGACATGGAGCTGTCCATACGCCCGGGCGAGGAGGACGAGGACTCGTTTGGAGTCAATCTTGCCGAGGAGCTTGACGAGGGGGAGCTGGCCACGCTGGCGGGCGAGCTGTCTGAGAATATTAAAAACGACCTTGGCTCACGCACAGAGTGGGAGAAGTCCTACGTGCAAGGATTGAAACTGCTTGGGTTGCAATATGAAGAAAGAACTGAGCCGTGGGACGGCGCGTGTGGGGTGTTTCACCCGATGATCACGGAGGCGGTTGTGCGCTTCCAAAGTGAATCTATTACAGAAACCTTTCCAGCACAGGGCCCCGTAAAGACCAAGATTCTTGGCCAGCAGACGCCAGAGAAAAATGAGGCTGCAGATCGGGTGCAGGACGACATGAACTACGAGCTGACCGAGGTCATGCGCGAGTTCCGGCCAGAACACGAGCGGATGCTGTGGAGCCTCCCGGCAACGGGCTCGGCGTTCAAGAAAGTCTACTACGACCCCAACCTCGGGCGTCAGGTCAGCATGTTTGTGCCCGCCGAGGACATCATATTGCCTTACGGGACGACTGATCTGGACACCTGCTACCGGGTAACGCACGTCCTGCGCAAGACCAAGAGCGAGATCATCAAGCTGCAGCAAGCTGGGTTCTACCGCGACATCGAGCTGCCAGACCCAGACAAGAGCAAGACCGACATTCAGCAGGCCAAGGACAAGGAAACGGGCTTTTCCGACCTCAATGACGACCGCTACACCCTATACGAAAGCCATGTTGACCTTGTAATTAAGGGCGACGAGCACACACAGGTCGACGAGGATGGGCGTCCGCTTGAAATCACGCTGCCGTACGTGATGACGGTGCTAAAAGGCAGCAACGACGTGCTGGCCATCCGCAGAAATTGGGCGCAAGACGACAAACTGTGCCTAAAAAGACAGCATTTTGTGCATTACCAGTACATTCCGGGCTTCGGGGCGTACGGGTTTGGGCTGTTTCACCTGATTGGTGGCTACGCCAAGAGCGCAACGAGCATCATGCGCCAGTTGGTGGACGCCGGGACGCTGTCGAACCTGCCCGGTGGGCTCAAAACCCGTGGTTTGCGGATCAAAGGCGATGACACCCCCATCGCTCCGGGCGAGTTTAGGGATGTAGATATCGGCTCCGGAGCGTTGCGCGACAACATCTTGCCCCTGCCGTACAAAGAGCCCAGCTCCGTCTTGGCCGCGCTTATGGACAAGATTGTCGAGGAGGGCCGCAGGTTTGCCGCAACGGCGGATATGAAGGTCAGCGACATGTCGGCGCAGGCACCCGTGGGCACAACGCTGGCCTTGCTGGAGCGGCAGCTTAAGGTCATGACGGCAGTCTCTGCCCGCCTGCACTTCTCGTTCAAACAAGAGTTAAAACTCCTGGCAGGGCTGATCCGCGACTACACGGACGAGGACTACGACTACGACCCGGTCGACGCGCCACGCAAGGCCAAGAAGGAAGACTACAGCCACGTAGAAATCATCCCGGTCAGCGATCCCAACGCGGCCACCATGAGCCAGCGCGTTGTCCAGTACCAAGCCGTGATACAGATGGCGCAGATGGCACCGGACATTTACGACCTGCCCAAGCTGCACAGGGGGATGCTGGAGGTGCTGGGCATAAAGAATGCCGCTGAGCTGGTGCCGCTGGAGGACGACCAGAAACCCAAAGACCCGGTCTCGGAGAACATGGCTGCGCTCAAGGGGGAGCCGCTCAAGGCGTTCCAGTACCAAGATCATGAGTCCCATATCAAGGTGCATACCTCGGCGATGCAAGACCCAATCATCATGCAGCTCGTGGGCCAGAACCCTAGAGCGCCGCAGATTCAGGCAGCAATGACAGCGCACATTGCAGAGCACGTTGGGTTTGCCTATCGTCAAAAGATCGAGCAGAGACTGGGTATGCCTCTGCCGCCGCAGGACGAAAAGCTTCCGCCGCAGATCGAGCTGCAGCTCAGCGCCATGATGGCCGAGGCTGCGCAGCAGGTGCTCCAGCAAAGTCAGCAACAAGCCGCGCAGCAGCAAGCCCAGCAGCAGGCGCAAGACCCGCTTGTTCAAATGCAGCAGCAAGAGCTTCAGATTCGCGCCCAAGAGGTGCAGATCAAGATGCAGGAAGCCCAGCTAAAAGAAAAACAGATGGCCATTGAGGCTGCTGCCAAAGCGGATGAGTTGGCGCTTAAACGCGAAGAACTTACCACCCGTATGCAGCTTGAGGGTACGAAAGTTGCGGCCAAGATGCGCTACGACACTGAGCGGCTTGCTGCCGAGCAGCAACGTGATGGCGCTCGAATGGGTGTCGATATTGCCAAGAGCAGAGATCAAATTGCCGCGCAACGGGCGCAGCAGCGTATGCAGCAACAACAAAAGGAGAAACCAACTAAATGATCCAAGATTTCGCACGCGTACTGCGCGAGAAGTTACGCACCGACATGAACAACTACGCCGATGACTTGGCAGGCGGAGCATGTCGCAGTTTTGACGAGTACCAAAAACTCTGTGGTGTTATTCAAGGTCTAGCCACCGCAGAGCGTCACCTCCTTGACCTTGCAAAGAAAGTTGAAGAATCCGATGAGTGAAATCCTCTTGCCCCCCGGCATTAGTTTGCCGCCCACCATCCAGCCAAAACACGCGCCTGCACCCGAGGCCGCGCCAGAGGAAAAGGCAACGAGTTTGCCCCGTCCGACCGGCTGGAAACTGCTGTGTATCGTGCCAGATGTATCTGAAAAACTCGATGGTACGGACCTAGACTTGGTTAAACCCACGTCTTTACTCAAACAGGAAGAACACGCAACCACCGTGCTGTTCGTCTTGGATATTGGCCCTGATGCATACAAAGACCAATCTAAGTTCCCCAACGGCGCTTGGTGCAAAAAGGGCGATTTCATCTTGGTGCGTACTTATTCCGGTACGCGGTTCAAGATTTTTGGCAAAGAGTTTCGTCTGATCAACGACGATCAGGTGGATGCAGTGGTGCAAGACCCTCGCGGTGTTACCCGCGCCTAAGGAGCAATCATGGCCAACGAATTTAAGTTTCCAGACGAAAAAGAAGACGACTCCAAGATTGAGATTACGTCCACAGAAAACGAGGTCGAAATTGAGATTGTTGACGATACCCCCGAGCGCGATAGAGGCCGCAGGCCCCTTGAGCGGGAGGTAGCGGACCCAACTGACGACGAACTGGATACCTATACAGACGGCGTTAAAAAACGTCTCAAAGAGCTGACCCACGCCCGTCACGATGAGCGCCGTGCCAAAGAAGCACTGGCGCGGGAGAAAGCGGAGCTTGAGCGGTTGGCGCAGGCTATGGTCGACGAAAATAATCGACTCAAGCAATATGTGCACAACGGCACCCAGCAGTATGTCTCGATGGCGCAACAAGCGGCAGAGGCCAAGTTGGAGAAAGCCCGGCGAGACCTTAAAGCGGCGCAGGAAGCGTTTGATACCGACGCGATTATTGCTGCCCAAGAAGCATTGGCTGAAGCCAAGTGGGAATCTCAAAGCGCAAAAAATATGCGCCCACCCACTTTACAACCGCCGCAAGAAGATGTACAAAGGCAACAACCGCAACCTGAAACGGTACGCGCCGACGAGAAAACACTGCGCTGGCAGGCAAAAAACCAGTGGTTCGGCTCCGACGGGTTTGAGGAAATTACCAGCTACGCACTAGGGCTGCATCAAAAGCTAGTTGCAAACGGGTATGACCCGCGAACGGATGAATATTTCGAGCAAATAGATGCTCGCGTACATTCCAAGTTCCCAGAGCTTTTTGGGGGCGCGGAAGAAAAACAACGGTCGCAAGGTTCTTCCACGGCACCGGCGAGAAAACCTGCATCTGTTGTGGCTCCGGCTAGTCGTTCGACCGGCCCGAGAAAGGTTGCGCTTACGCCTACGCAAGCTGCGTTGGTTAAGAAGTTCAATCTCGATCCGCAAAAGTATGCACAGGAAGTTTTGAAACTGGAGGCCCAAAATGGTTGAAGCTCAAGATCGCACCGCCCGTGACCTGAAGTCACGCGATAAATCCGCTCGCGCTGTGTATACACCGCCGAGCAACTTGCCTGATCCAACACCTGAGCCGGGGTGGGTTTACCATTGGGTTGGTACTCATATCCTCGGGCAGGCAAATCCCACCAACGTATCTCAGAAGATGCGGGAAGGTTGGGAGCCGGTCAAGGCAACAGACCATCCAGAGCTGATGCTTGTGGGTAATGAGAAAACTGGCAACGTGGAAATTGGCGGCTTGATGCTTTGCAAAATGCCGACCGAGCGTTTCCGCGCCCGTCAGGAGTACTACAACCGTCAAGCTCAGGGACAGATGGACTCAGTGGATAACCACTTTTTGCGTAACAATGACCCGCGTATGCCGCTGTTCTCGGAGAAGAAATCCTCCACGACACGGGGTGCCGGGTTTGGTTCTGGTTCAAAGTAACAAGGAGTTTTTATGTCTGCTGTACAAGCACCTTACGGCCTGCGGGCCGTCAATGAGCTTGGCGGACTGCCCTACGCGGGCAGCACCCGCCAGTTCCCCATCAGCTCGGCGTCTGCCAACATCTACAACGGTTCCGTTGTGGCGGTTAACACCAGCGGTCTTTTGACTCTGGTGACCAATGTTGGCTCTAATGCTGACCCGTTCCCTGCAGGCGTTGTCGGCGTTTTCGTCGGCTGCACCTATGTGAACGCGCAGGGTCAGACGATCTACGCTCAGTACTACCCCACCGGCACTACCGGCGCAATTGCTTACGTCATCGACGATGACCGCGCAGTGTTCCAAGTGCAAGCCAATGGCTCGTTGGGGCAAACCGCTCTGGGTGCCAACGTTGTGTTCGCTGCCGCTCAAACCGGCTCGACCTCGACTGGTAACTCGACCACGGCTATCAGCACCACGCTGGCTCCTACGGCAACCATTGCCTTCAAGGTTATTGGTTTTGTCGAGAGCACCACCTCGACTGTGGGCGATCAGTTCACTGACGTGCTGGTGAAATTCAACGTGGGCTCCCATGCCTACAATACCGGCCTTGGTGTCGCGTAATAAGGAGTATTGAAAAATGGCTATTTCACGCGCACAACTGCTCAAAGAGCTGCTCCCCGGTTTGAACGCCCTGTTCGGCATGGAGTACGCCCGCTACGGCGAAGAGCACAAGGAAATCTACGAGACCGAGAAATCGGAGCGTAGCTTTGAAGAAGAGACCAAGCTGGCTGGTTTCGCTGCTGCACCTGTCAAGAACGAGGGCTCCGCCATCGCTTACGACAACGCGCAGGAAGCGTTCACCGCTCGCTACACCCACGAGACCATTGCTCTGGGCTTCTCGATCACCGAAGAGGCGGTTGAGGACAACCTGTACGACAGCCTGTCTGCTCGTTACACCAAAGCACTGGCCCGCGCTATGGCCTACACCAAGCAGGTCAAAGCTGCAGCCGTCATCAACAACGGCTTCAACGGCGCGTATCTCGGCGGTGACGGTGTCACTCTGTTTGGCAACAACAGCTCCAGCACTCGTGTTGGCCACCCGCTCGTTGGCGGCGGCGTCAACTTCAACAGCCCAGCAACGGGCGTTGATCTGAACGAGACCGCTCTGGAAAACGCCGTGATTCAAATCGCTGCGTGGACCGATGAGCGCGGGCTGCTGATCGCTGCCAAGCCTCGCAAGATGGTGATCCCCCCAGCACTGATGTTCGTTGCCAAGCGTCTGCTTGACACCGAGCTGCGTGTTCAGACTGCTGACAACGACATTAACGCGTTGAAGCAGATGGGTGCCATCCCCGAAGGCTACACCGTCAACCACTTCTTGACCGACCCGAACGGCTGGTATTTGACCACCGACGTTCCCAACGGCATGAAGCATTTCGAGCGTATGCCTCTGGCTAACTCGATGGACGGTGACTTCGACACCGGCAACGTGCGCTACAAGGCCCGCGAGCGTTATTCGTTCGGCTGGTCTGATCCCCTCGGTATGTGGGGTTCGCAAGGCTCTTAATTGAGCATGAAAAGGGGGCCTTGTGCCCCCTTTTCTTTTGGTGTATATTGCTTTCATTCCGGGGTTCCCGGCGTTTCTGACAGTCCCGGCTGACGACAAGCAGACAGAGCGCCCACAGTTAACTCGCTTGTGAGGATCAAATGGCAAACACCACCTTCAACGGCCCGGTTCGTTCGCAGAACGGCTTCCAGTCCATCACCACCAACAGCACCACTGGCGCTGTCACGGTCAACTCTTCTTTTGGCACTGATGTTGTGCTGGGCGCTCAGAACCTGTCTGGCGCTGGCGCAGTTGACGTTACCAATGCTTTTACCTCGCTGACCACCACTGGCCCGTCGCAAGCCTTGACGCTGGCTGACGGTGTTGTCGGTGAGATCAAAATCATTACGCACACCGTGGATGGCGGCTCGGCAATTCTGACCCCCACGACTCGCCTTGGTAGCTACGCCACCATCGTGTTTACCAACGCAGGCGATACGGCAATGTTGATTTACACCTCGGCAGGCTGGGACATCGTCGCACTCAACGGCGCAACTACGACCTGATAGGAGCGCATCATGACGATGCAGTATGACGTTAAAGCCGCACATGCGGAGGCGACAGGCACGATTGTGTCTGGGCGCAACCGCTTGAAAGGCTACCAGTGCTTGTCTGGTGGTACGGCGGGCGATGTGATCATTCGGGATGGTGGCGCAAGCGGTCCAATCCTCTTGCAATTCAACATTTCTACCAACTTGGTGGCGTTCGGACTGCCCATACCCGGTGAAGGCATCTTGTTTAACACCGATATGCATGTGACGCTCCCCACCGCTGCAAAAATTACGGTGTTCTATGGCTAAGACACCAGCATGGCAACGCAAAGAAGGCAAGAACCCCAAGGGTGGCTTGAACGCCAAGGGGCGGGCGTCCTACAACAAAGCCAATCCCGGCAAGCCGGGACTCAAGCCACCAGCGCCGAACCCAAAAACAGAGAAAGACAAAGGTCGCCGTGCGTCCTTCTGTGCCAGAATGTCTGGAATGCCGGGTCCGATGAAGGACGAAAAAGGACGACCGACCCGCAAGGCGTTGTCGCTTAAAGCATGGAACTGTTAACCTGCACACGTTGCAAAGCCGGAAAACCCGGTACGGCAGAGTTTTTCCCCCCGCATAACAAAAAGCGGAATGGGTTAGACAGTTGGTGCCGCGCTTGTCGTTCTGAATACCGCAACGCAAATTGCCGTGGAAAGTTTCGTGACGTTATTTCTGATGAGCAGCTTGCACACATAAAAGCGACTACACATGAGTGCGTTATTTGTGGTGCGGCAGAAACACTTGTTGTGGATCATGATCATGTAACGGGTAAAGTTCGTGGCATGTTGTGCAACCATTGCAACCGGGGTTTGGGGCACTTCCGAGATAACCCAACATTACTTGAATTTGCTGCGCAGTATTTATATGCAACTGCGGATCATCCAAACTGGGACAGGTACCGTGAAAAACATGAGAGCGTGGAACTGCTGACATGAGCCAAAACCACGAAACAGTTAAAAATGTGCTGGATTTCGCTTCTGCCATAGCGGCTATCGGGGCGTTTTTGCAGTTGTTGACCCCTGTTTTCGGTTTAATCGGGGCCATCTGGACTTTGATGCGGATTGCAGAAATGGTCTCGGGCAAACCTTTCTCGAACTTGGTTCGCAGGAAAAAACAAAGTGCCGAGCACGAGTAAAAAACAACACAACTTCATGGCGGCGGTGGCTAACAACCCCGCATTTGCCAAGAAGGCTGGCGTCCCGCAGAGTGTAGGGCAGGACTTTGTTTCTGCTGACCGGGGCAGGAAGTTTGGTAAGGGTCGGGCGGATGCGCAAGCAATCAACCGGCCCAAGACCAATCAAGGCAAGCAAGAAGTTTTTTCAAAAGGTGGTGACACTATGGCTTCCAAAATGAACGCAGGCTTTATGGCAATGATGGCCAAGAAAAAAGGCGCACCGGCTAAGAAGATGGCCAACGGTGGTATCACCAAGGCCAAGATGGGCGCTGTCAAAACGGCGGCTCCTAGCCGCGACGGCATGGCTACCAAGGGCAAGACCAAAGGCACGATGGTCAAGATGTCCGGCAGCAAACCGCTTGGCATGAAGAGCGGCGGCAGAACCTGCTAATAGGGGACAAGCATGTCCCGTAAATCAACGAGAAACTATTCCAAGCTGCTTGGCGGCTTGGGCGCGATGTATGCGCTCTCAAAATTGCCGGTTGGTGAGGGGGTTAGTCCAACTGATGTAAACCCCGAAGATGCGGCACGGGACAAGGCTGAGCTGCAAGAAAGGCTGGCGCGATTGCGTGCGCCTGCACCAGCGCTGCCAAAGACACAAACAGTGGAGCCCGAGGTTAAGTCAAGAGTATTCATCCCGCATGAGTTTCGAGACAACCGAGAACCGTTTAAAAAAGGCGGCTCTGTTAAAGGGTGGGGCAAGGCCCGTGGTGCGCGAAAGGCAAAGGTGTATTGATGAGACCGAGTCGTGGTATGGGGGCGATCCTCCCGTCCAAAATGCCCGGCGGGGTTAAGAAGCCCCGTCGGGACGACACCGACTTCACGCAGTACGCTGAAGGCGGCAAGGTAAACGCGGCAGGCAATTACACCAAGCCCGGACTTAGAAAACGCATTGTGAGCCAAGTCAAGGCGGCAGCAACGCACGGAACTGGAGCAGGCCAGTGGAGCGCCCGCAAGGCACAGCTCGTGGCCAAGAAATACAAAGCAGCAGGCGGAGGTTATCGTGACTGATAGTGCAGCACAAAAGCCAACTCAGCAGAGCAGAGAAGCCGACATAGCTAAGTTGGCGCTTGAGTTGAAGAAACTCAACGAAGCGCACAAACAGGCAGGAGTTGAACGCCTGTCTAAATCCGCCAGTAAAGCTGACCGTGAGTTGGCAGATTCGTGGAAAAAGAGTCTTTCCAGCGGCACAGCAACGATGATTCAGGACAAGGAAGGCGCTGGGCGTCGGATTGGTCCGGATGGGCGTCCCATTGGCCCGGAACTTAAAAAAGTTGACGGCGAGTACAAAACTGAGACCAAGAAAAAAGGCGGCATGGTTGGTTCAGCCTCCAAACGTGCTGACGGCATTGCCCAGCGCGGCAAAACTCGTGGTCGAATGAGATGAAAGACCCGCAGCAATCGCTCAAGGACTGGGGTGACCAGAAATGGCGTACCAAGTCTGGCAAGCCGTCAAGCAAGACGGGGGAGCGGTATCTGCCTGAGAAGGCCATCAAGGCGCTCAGCCCTGCTGAGTATGCGGCAACGACCCGCGCCAAACGGGCTGGTAAAGCTAAAGGCAAGCAGTTTGTTGCGCAGCCCAAAGGCATAGCGAAGAAGACGGCGGGGTACAGATAATGGCTGGTGGCACAGGACAATCGCAGACACCGATGGGTGGTGGCTCATCGCCGTTGAATACGGGCGGTGGGATGAGTGGCGAGCAGACGCAGATGCCCAATTTTGCCGCACCGCAGCAACAGCCCGCTTCCTCGATGGTGGCCGAGGAGTACCCAACGGTGTCACACTTTGGCGACATGCAGTACCGCCCACAGCAACAGCCTGAAATGATGATGTCTGACATGCGGTATCGTCCCGAGCCGCAATACCAACCTCAAGGTCTGCCGCGTTTTGGTAATCAGTTTGGTCAGGCTATTAACCAGTTAATGCAGAACCCCTTCCAGCCGCAACAGCCGTCGTTCATGCAAGACCCGGAGTATCAAGGGTATCAGACGCAGGCTCAGGATTTACAGCGGCAGATGGATGAGTACATGCGTAAAGCGCCGATGTATCAGCAGTTGCAAGAGTTGCAGGGGAAAATGGCCCCGTTTCAGCAGCGGTATCAACAGCAACAAATGCAGCAGGCACAGCTGCAGCGTTACCAGCAGCCATCACCGTTTCGCCGTGGGCAGTTTCAGCAGCCAATGGGATTGATGGGTTTGCTGGGCGGCAGGGGTGGTATGGCAATGCCGCAGCAAGGGTCGTACGAGCAATATGTTGACAACAACAATAGGGCGCTCGCCTCTGCATCGCAAGAAGTTAAACAGCCAACCATGTCCCGCGCTGACTTTGACCGCCGTGAGAAGCAAATTCAAAGGCGTAATCCAAACATGTCAATGGATATGCCGTACGCCCGTGGGTTTGCTTCAGAACTTCCCACATACTTCATGAAAAAAGGCGGTAAGGTCTAACTATGGCAACCACATCCGGTTCCGCAGGTTTCAACCTCGATCTGACTGAGATCGTCGAGGAGGCGTTTGAGCGCGTGGGCTCAGAGATGCGGACGGGCTACGACCTCAAGACGGCGCGTCGTTCCCTGAACCTGATGTTTGCTGACTGGGCCAACCGTGGCATCAACATGTGGACGTTTGAGCAGGGCACCATCCCGCTCATTCAGGGGCTCAACACCTACACGCTGCCCAACGACACGGTAGATTTGCTGGATCATGTGATTCGCACCCAGCCCAACCAGCAGTCCAATCAAGCTGACCTGACCATCACGCGTATTAGTGTTTCTACCTACGCAACGATCCCCAACAAACTGACACAAGCTCGCCCAATCCAAGTCTGGGTGCAGCGTTTAGACGGACAAGTGTCTCCCACAGGCTACACCTATCAAAGTGCGGACACTGGGGCGCAGACCTTGACGCTGTCGTCCACCGCGAACCTGCCAACGCTGGGCTATCTCAACATCGGCACCGAGACGATCTACTACGGCTGGATCAACAACGGCACGCAGCTTGGTGGGGTGTTCCGGGCACAAAACGGCACAACGCAAACAACCCCCTCTGTCGGCACTGCCGTCTACGTCAACAACGTCCCACGTATTACCGTCTGGCCAACGCCGGATCAGGGCACTGTGGGCAACCCCACGTACCAGTTTGTGTACTGGCGGATGCGTCGGGTGCAAGATGCCGGTGGTGGTGTCAACGTCATGGACGTGCCCTTCCGGTTCATTCCCTGCATGACTGCTGGGCTGTCGTACTACATGGCGCTCAAGGTGCCGGGGGCGATGGAGCGGTTGCCCATCCTGAAACAGCAGTACGACGAGGCTTGGGACTTGGCGTCGCAGGAAGACCACGAGAAGGCAGCGGTGCGGTTTGTGCCGCGCAGGCAGTACATTGCTGGGGCGTTTTAATGCCCAATCGTTTTTCATCCGGCAAGTATGCGATTGCGCAGTGTGACCGCTGCAACTTTCGCTACAAGCTCAAGGAACTCAAGACCTACACGCTCAAGACCAAGAACGTGAACATGCTGGTCTGCCCGGCGTGCTGGGATCCCGACCATCCACAGCTTCAGCTTGGCATGTACCCGGTGGAAGACCCGCAGGCGGTGCGCAACCCTCGGCCAGACATCACGTACAGGTTGGGTGGTAACAGCGGCTTGCAGATATCAAACACGAGTGGCACAGACCCGGATGAAGACGGTACAGCCACTGGGGGTAGCAGGATTTTTCAGTGGGGTTGGAATCCAGTTGGCGGCTCAAGCTTTTTTGACGCGGCATTGACGCCAAACAACTTGGTTTTAACAGTGAACCTTGGTACAGTAGCGGTAGCAACGACATAAGGAGTCAATCATGGACAAGAAAGACTTGGCACAGGACAAGAAGACCGCCGCACGGGCGGTGCACAAGCACGAGGCTGCAATGCACCCCGGCAAGCCAATGACCAAAATGCGTGCTGGTGGCAAGACCAACAGCGACATGCTTAAAATGGGGCGTAACATGGCCAAGATTGCCAACCAAAAGTCGCCCGGTCGCAAGCAAAAAGGGGTCTGACATGGCTACAAGCAAAATGCCCAAAAAGGTCGCATCTGTTGTAGTGGGCGAAGAGTCTGCTAAAGAGACGATGCGCAAGGCCAATGTGAACGTGGCCAACACACGCAGTCAAGATTACCCGCCCATGAAAACCAGCGGCATTAAGATTCGTGGCACCGGCTGCGCCACTAAAGGCGTGATGGCTAGAGGTCCAATGGCATGACTTACGCCGAGTTGATTGCGTCTATTCAGTCGTATACGGAAAACCAATTTCCGGCTACGTATCTTGCTGATGGAAGTTCTGTGTCACCCACGACACAGCTCAATACATTCATTACGCAGGCAGAGCAGCGCATTTTCAACTCGGTGCAGTTTCCATCGCTGCGCAAGAACGTCACGGGCTCAACTTCTACAAACAACAAATATTTGAGCTGTCCCGGAGATTTTCTGGCTGTGTATTCAATGGCCGTAATTGATGCTACGGGGGCGTACGAGTACCTGCTCAACAAGGATGTTAATTTCATCCGGCAGGCATACCCGCAACCAACAGACACAGCGATCCCTAAGTACTACGCGCTGTTTGGCCCGACGGTATCCGGAGTAACAATCTCGGATGAGCTGTCATTTATTCTTGGCCCTACACCCGATGCGGTGTATAGCGTTGAGCTGCACTATTTCTATTACCCTGAGTCGATCACGGTGGCAGCAGATGGCCGCACTTGGCTGGGTGATAACTTTGACTCAGTGTTGCTCTATGGCTCGTTGGTAGAGGCTGCTACATTTATGAAAGCGGAGCAAGACATAGTGGCGCTCTACAATCAAAAATATCAAGAAGCGCTCATGCTTGCATCTAGGCTTGGTGATGGCCTCGAAAGGTCCGATGCTTATAGGTCGGGCCAAAACCGTCTTGCACCTTTGCCGCAGAATAACGGGGTCCGGTGATGGCTCTTACAGGAAATTATTCCTGCAATACGCTGCGGTCTGGTCTTGCCAACGGCACGATCAACTTCGCCACGGACACGTTTTACTTGGCGCTGTACACCAACTCAGCTACGCTGGATCAAACAACTACGGCGTACAGCACCACGGGCGAGGCTACTGGCGGCAATTATGTTGCTGGTGGGCAGATAATCACTGCCACCATCGCAAGTCAAACCACATCAACAGGCAGCACCACGTATGTTAACTTTTCATCCCCAGCGTGGACGGGGGCCATCACTGCTCGTGGTGCGCTGATCTATACGCCGGGTGACAATGGCGCTGTCTGCGTGTTGGACTTTGGGTCTGACAAAACTTCAACCACATCTTTCACCGTGCAGATGCCCGCAAACACCGCGACTTCTGCTTTAATTCGACTTGTTTAAGGAGTAATCATGTCCAAAGAATTGGCAAAATCCACCGACACCGTGACCGCTGGCATGATTGCTGGCACTCGCCCTTTTGCTAAAGCGCGGGCTGGTGGTGTTTATCGTGTTGAGTGTGTCGGGGCCGACGGTAAGGTTAAATGGGCTGAAGAGTCCAACAACCTTGTGGTTAATCAAGGTCTTCAAGATATGGTTGCAGCCTATTTGGATGCAGCCACGCAGACTACTGTTTGGTATCTGGGTCTGATTACTGGGCCGGGATCGGGGACCACGATTGCAGCCACAGATACGCTTGCATCTAAAGCATGGACAGAGTTCACCAACTACACCGGAAATCGCAAGACCGCCACGTTTGGTACTGCCACCACGGCTGATCCTTCTGTTATTAACAACAGCGCATCTCCTGCATCTTTCAGCATTTCTGGTGCTGGCGGTGTTGTGGCTGGTGCATTTTTGGCGAGTGTAGCAACGGGCACCGCAGGAATCTTGTTCTCGGCTTCTGATTTTCAGTCACCCGGAGACAGGACTGTGGTATCTGGCGATACGTTGAATGTAACCTACACGTTCAGTCTCGACGCTGTTTAATAGGGGCCTCTGATGCCGCTGGTTCTTAAAGACAGGGTAAAAGAAACCAGCGTAA